ATACTAGCACCAACTCCAGCTTTTGTGTTGGCATCCAAGAAACCTGCATTGACCCAGTCGTGGGTTTGCGGTACCGAGATGTCGATGTCGTACGTCACTGTCAAGAATCCGCATTCAAGCACGGTCGACGCACCGTGGGTAGCGACCATCAGTCGGCCGGCGACATGTTGATAGTCTTTGGTGCGACCGGTGTTTGATACAAACTTCGCCGTATTGTGTTGCGGGTTGAAAAGATGAGGTGGGATGACCATGCTCAAGTTTTGCCAGTACGACCCACCAACCGAGTTGTCTTGCTGAAGTAACGCAGCTGTAGTGTTCGGCACAGCATCCATGAAGTCGGGCTCGTAACTCATCACAACGCCTCCGGTTTGTGACGTGGAACCTGTCGGGTGAAACTGAAATTCGAGGTGTCGGATCGTGAACAGTTCGTAGTTGTGAAACACTTTCGACCCCCACGGAAACATGATTGGGTTGCCAGGGTTCACATCGATGCTCGCGATAACAGGCTTGGTTCCCACAGTACTGCTCAGTGTGAGGTTTACAACTTCAGTGCGTCGGACCCTGGTTGTCATGGGTCCGCTGGTTTGGTGGAAAGTGCTACCAACCGCAGCTCCGACACTGGTCGCGACGGCGTTGTGGGTGCTTCGCGCTTCGACTCCGAGTGTGGGGTCGGCTTTGACAGCTTGGACGGTAGCTTGCGCTTTCCGAGTGGTTTGGCCCCACCCGGTTCTGCGTCCATCATTGAGCACGTGCGGTGCGGTTGGCGACGTCTTTCCTTCGTGGACGTCCTTGATGGACTTCGCGTGTTTGTTTGCATCTTTGAAGTAGTTGTGGTAGGCTTTCACGATCTTGTCGTACCCGCTGCTGATTTGGGCTCCGTTGTTGTATGCCCACTTTCCTCCGTGGTAAGCGAGTGCTGCAGCCTGTGCCGCGTTGGTCATGGTCGAACGTGGTCTGGCGACTTGCCTGTCCTGCCTCGCGCGGGGGCGGGGCCCACGCCTGTGTGGAACAACTTGGCGATGTTGGTGTTGGGCACCCAGAGCGTTGGCGACGGTGGGTGATTTCGACTTGGGAGCTTGTTTGCTCTTTTGTTGAGTTTTGACTTGTTTCTTAGCAGACATTACGGGAACTAGTCAGTTAGTACCGTGTGTGTTTTATTCCGAGTTCCAACGATAAAACTCGGAATGGGACGCGCCGCTGCGCCCCGGGTTTGCCCTAATGGGCTTAGCGACCACCCTCTTTCGAGTGTGGTCGTCCGCGGCTTCCACGTCCCCCGCGGCCCGGTTTGGACCTGCCTCTGCCTCGGCGATTCGCTTTGGCTCTTGCGGGCTTATTCCGTCCTTTGGTGGGACCCCCCTTCGAGCCTAGCTTGGCTTTAGGAGGTGTTGACAACTTGTTGGTTGTGTCGGTTTCGTTGTGTACCGTGGAGTACCATTGCTCGGCGTTAGAGCTAGTGGAGACATCACGTGGTGATGGGGTTGCGGCGTTTGACGCAGGTGTTTTCTGGCGTCTTGCGGCTTGTTCCGCAGCTGCATCGCTGTCCGCTTTCAGCTGAGCTTGTTCAAGTGGACACCACTTGCGGCCTTCTTTCTCCGCTAGAAGCCGTTTCCGTTCGTCTTCCTCCCCGTAATTGTCGTACCACACTTTGTACTGTTTCGCAATTCGTTCAAATTCCGCCGCATCCTCCAACGTTTGTGCTTGGACTAACTCGAGAGGGAGGCTTGGTGGTGTGCGTGGACGCTTCGGGACAGGTGGGGGGAGCACGGTAGGAAGTGGTGGACGGTTGGTTGTCGCTGATGTTTGAGAGACTGGTGTCTTGGCCGCCGAGACAGCGTTCGCAACGTTCGTGGTTGCACGCTTCGCAGCTCGTCGCGATCGGGCCGTGTCCTTTTGTTTGGTTTTAGCAGTCCGCTTGAACATCACCCTCTTTTGAGATTTGGGGTCAGCATTGAGTTTGGTCCAAGTGAGCCACCCACCGTTGAGTTTATTCAGAGAGTTGAAACTCGTGTAGACTGGTACAGCCTTGTCCGCCTTCATCGTGTTTCTCCTTTTCTGTATTTGGGGCCAGTCTAACATACCGGGTTGTGTCTTGTTAGTCTCCCACCGTTTCTTGATGTTTGCCAGGTGTTGGTCTTCTGGTATGACCACGTAGGCATCGGGCTTCTGACGTTGGTCAAAGTCGTCAGCGTACAACCCCACCATACCATCGGCAGGTCCGCTGAGCCAAGTTTGGAGCAACTTAAGGTTGTGGTCGTCCGTCCTCTTGCGTATGGTGTCGCTGTGCCACCAGTGTCCAAGGTTGGCATCCGGCCACGCGAATATGGTGTCTAGATCGAGTATCCACGACCGCGACTGTGCGAAGGTTGACTTGCCCGATCCGGATGGAGCTACCACGAACTTGCGTCTAGAGTCCGTCACTTTAGATTTCGCGGGTACGTGGAGTTTGGCGAAAGTGGTTTGCTCTTTCTCCTGTTCGGGGTGGCACGCGCACGTCGATGTATCGCCCGGGAGATTTTTATCCTCATCTTTCTCTTCCTCTCGCTCGTGTGGAGGGGCTGCGTGGTAGGCATCCTCTTGGTCTTGTAGGTCGTTTTTCGACATGTCCGTGGTAAGTTGTAGTTCAACTTTTGCGTCGTCTGCATGTCCCTGCCACTCCCCGTCGACCACGTATTTGGAGTCGAGGTCTGGGTGGGGTTGGTAGTCACACAGTTGAGGAAATTTGAGTAGAAATTGTAGCTTCGACCAATTATCGGGTATCGCGTCCGCTGCTTCAAACCAGTGTTCAAGGGCCTCGTGGTCGATTGACACAGTGGTGTCGATGTGTGTTCTGACCCATTCCGACCCTTCAGGGGGTGCAGGGAACTGAACCGACCTCTCTGCGTTGGAGTCACGACCCAGCCATGACTGTTCCCTCAGGTCGATGCCCGGGCCCTTTCCGATCACTAGGATTGCGCCTTGGTTTGATCGCGCCATCACTTCAACCAAACCGTCTTCGTCAATCTCTGTAGTTTGTGCGAGGAGACCCAACTGTTTGGCGGCAAGTAAGGCTCTGCGTGAAACCGGGCCGAAGAACGGAGTGGTTGGGGCGCTCAAATTCCAGCTTGCGCACTTCTCCAAAAACTTACGCAACTGCCATGTGATTTTGTAACCACGGTAGACGCTGTCAACACCTTTCCTTGTTGTGGTGTGAGCTTTAAGAGCCGCTCTACGCCATACGACCACTGAGTGGTTGGTTCCATTCCAGATCTGCGGTGAGTATATTCTGCTGAAAAATTCAACCGGTAGAAGACTGTGTTTTGGTGTGAACGTCGCTTTCACCACCTCTCCAAACCGCTTCGCCGTGGCCTCAACCTTGGCGGTTGGGACGTCGATGAGCAATGAATCATCGCCCCCAAACACGCACCTCTGAATGAGCGAAAAGGCGTCGTCGTAGCCGTAGCCAAGGTCAATGTAGCAACAAAATCCTATGAGGGACATCGAAAGCGTGTTACGTAGGCTGGTCTGTGGCAGTCCTGACATGAGCATCATCATGGTATTGAACTTCTGTGCATCATTTGTGAAACACCTGTTGAACACACTGTTACGCAAAATTAGGTCAATTTCGCCGTGATGTTCGACCTTGAACAAACGTTTCAGGAACTTCCCGAAGAAGTAGTTGATGACGTTGTTGTCGTGCGCGTCCTGCTTCGACAGATCACTGCTAGTTAAGCCTTGGTCAGCGCACATTGCGGTGCGCGTCACCAGGTTAGCAACTTGTAGTGGAGTCTTGTTGAATGCGTAGAAAGAGAATGGTGAGTCCAAGCCATGCAGTTTGTCCTGCCTTTTGATGTGGTCGGAAACCGAGTACAAGAGTTTAGAGGCTCGAACTTTAGTGTCAGTCTTCGGGATGAAAATAGCTCGACCGATTATACCAGGGTCGCCTGCTTTAGTAAACATTGTGGCCTTGTTAGGTGTGTCGGCGTCGACGTCACCGTCAAAGTAGGCGTCCAGAATCTTACGTTGCTGTGGAGCTGACTGGCGTTTGCGTACCTCGTCGTTTGAGACGGGGTCGAGGGTTTGCGCGACTGCGCATGGTACAAGTCGTTTTATGTACTCGTTGATTGCAAGTTTATCCTTCTTGCGCAACGCCAACACGGTCTTGTGTTGATGTTTCTTCACTCTTTCGTTGATGGTTTGGATGGTGTTGTTTATACACTTGGTGGCGTCATCGACAGGGCCCAATAACGGGGTGGTGTAGTCATGAAGTTTGCGCTTGGTAGTGTCTGGGTCGTACTGCCCATGTCCGGCTCTTTGAACGTCTTTCACGCCCGAGCCCTCGGTGTAATGATGTGTGAATATGCGCGCCTCGGGCTGGTCGAGTTTTGTAGTGGTCGTAACGTACTCGTAAATGAGCGCCACCGTGGCCGGGTCGGTACCTTTCGGTACGTGTTGCGTCACAGTTGCGACGTGGAAGCTTTTGGGAGTCATCCTGTACTTGGACTGGAGGTTGTGCAGCGCCGTGAGTGCGATTTCCGACGACGATCTGTCGCCTTTGTATGCGATCGTGCGGTACGGACGCAGGAGGACTTCGGGAACCTTCTTCGCTGAGGCTACGTGGTTGCCGTCTTGGTCACGGTGTTTCTTGTTGAGGGGTTGTGAAGGGTAAACCTCAAACGACGTGAAATTACCGACTGTGGGGTCCAATCGTTGTAATGGACCATGCTTCTCGTGTCGGTAGTTGAAGCGTGCGATGAGAGCCGACAGCCAGGTGTGACTCTCCATACACTCCAGTAGTATGACAGCTTTAGACGTGGTGACTGAACGGCGTTCCATTCTGAAACTTTTCCACCTGTACTTTATAGTCCAGGGTATAGGGAAACAGAAGAACGTTTCACAAGTGAATCCTTTGACGACGACGTTAGCGCCGTTTGGCCGCTCTTTGTAGTCCCACAACTTGTGTTTGTAGTGGGCACCTCCCGCGACGACTTCATGGTAGTAACCGTCTTCGAAGTAGGTGGTCGAATTCCCTACTGTACCTCCGGCACGTTCAGGTAGAGTTGTGTAGATTACAACGTCCGTCGGGGCATGTAGCAGCCAGTAGTTCATGTCGGTGTGGAAGTCGACATCAACCATCGTGACGACGTGAGCTTTGGTCAGCTTCGTCTTGTACGGCTTGACTGTCGCGTCCTTGGTGGAGTGTGGGTGTTTAAAACCGTCCATGCCAGCGCTGACTTGTGACGCGGATGGGCTCAGAGCCCATTCCGACATTTGTAACTTTTCAGTGACGTAGTCAGCGATGATTTCACGACCTACCTGTCGGTAGTAAGCGGCGGTGGGGTGCGTGTGATTAGGCTTGAGCTGTGAGCCGGTGGTTTTGTTTTCCGCTGCTTTCTGACTGCTTGAACTGCTTGATAAAAAGAGCAGCCGCTTGGTACGGTGATGGGACACGGCGTTGTTTGCGTACAGGTGCTTAGCGATCAAAGCGGAATATGAGTAACACATTGCGGTGTTGAACCTGTTAGTGTCAG